CTCTCTTTCAGTTTAAGTTTGCGGGCATTAAGTAGTCTTTGGCGGTGTTCCTCGACCTGTGCTTGCCTGGCGGCATAAATCTCTGTGTCTTCATAGGCGGCAAAGGTGCAAGGTGAAACCTCATAGAGTTTCACTTCTCGTATGGTGAATTTTACGGTTCCATCATCACGCCAATCCGCATCCTCTTTCACTATTTCAAACCCAATCGAACATTGATCAATATCCCCCCGCTGTATCCTGGCATACAAATTTAAAGCGTTACTATCCTCGGAGTTGATCTTCACCCTGCCCCACAATCCATGGTTGTCCGTTTTCAATTCAAGTGTCCCTGCCCTGGTACTACCTAGGGGAAGGCTTTTGTTGTGATTATCCAAAGCCTTTATGTTGCGTTCCAGGGTGTTAGTAAAAGCCTCCGGTGCAATCTCCTCAAAGATGCCAGGATAAAGTTCGGTTTCTCGGTTAAATACAGCAAAATAACCCTCGATGTACTTATCTGGGCTATCCGGTTCGGATCGGGTCTTGAGCCCGTTTTGTAATGTTCGTATTTGTTTGCTATCCCTCAATCCTCATCACCACCTTTCAGTTTGCCTTGGTCTCCGATTTTGTCAAGCGGGATGTAGTTTTCGAGAATGTTCAACTCACTCAACCCCTCCTTAGGAGACATGCCAAGCCAATCTCTCACTTCGTTACCTGTCATGATGCCGCGTACATACATGCCTGAGCCAACGTCTGCCAGCTCTTTAAGGTCGTAGGCATATAAGCTACGTGGGTTAAACTTGAAATAGAGATCAGGACTGTAAAGCAATTTCCGCGTAAGTTCTTGTTCTATGCCCTTTGCGATAGGCAAAATCGTCGTGTTAATGAAGTTGTTGTATTCGTTTTTGTCATACTTTCCAACACCCAGAAAAAACGCCGGTACGCCAAAGATGCCCGCCACTGTCCGTTTGTCGATTTCAACAGCCTCGTTGATTGCAAGGTCTTGTAGCGTCAAAGGCTTGACAGATTCCACATCCAACAGCTCCGCTGGGATTATCCAAGGCCGTCCGGCCTCCGCAGATTCTAGGTACTGTTTGGCGATCTTGTCTCTGCCTTCTGGATTTACAAGTTCTTCCGTCAATGAATCAACTTTGACAATGACAGTGGGCATATATTTACCACCCATAAAACTGCGCTTGGTGGCTGTGGCTTGTTTAAGGTTGCGGGTAATATCCCGCAAGTTAACCCGATAGCCGGTGCCCCTATAGGGTTCATTGGGATCGGGGTTGATTACGAAGTGTAAAACCTCGTCATGGTTATATTCCTTTTTGCCGTAAACTATTTTATAGCCAGTGTTCGCCCCCTTGATTTCGACCCCGGTCGGAGAAAGAGGAATCAGATCCTCAATCAACCCGTCTTTTACTTTCGGGTAAACAACACTATTACCGGCACCGTCTAAAAGTAGGGTGTAGACAATGGTGTAAACCCATGCCTTGCGGGTCATCAGGGAATAGGGAGTAATGTCTAGTTTGCGGCTCAATTCGTTCTTAACGCGGATATCCCCGTCATCGGTATTTTTCATCAGGTGGATAGTCATACTTGAAATGAGATCCGCAACCTTGTGGGCAGCCATTTTCACTTCGGGGCAATCACTTAGTCGCCGATAACCCGGCACCCCTAAGTCATCAAGAATCCCCCCATGTTCAACCACCCATTTAATCAACTGCTGTTGTGGCGTTGAGGGTTCGGCCCTCGTTCGTCCTAGGTTTTTTATTCTGCTAATCAAGCTCAATCTTTGTCACCCCCATAAAGCCACTTTTTGGCAGTGCCAGCTTTGGCTAGGTTTTTAAGCATCTGCATACACGCAAAAACAGAGGCGTCGAATAAGTCGATCCTCTGTGTTGGTAGTACTTTCTCATATTTCACTGCATCGTCCACTTGTTCGATAGCGCGGACGTTCTGGACGCAGTATTCATAAGCATCACTGTGGAGGTAATAAAGTTTACCTCCCTTCACCTTCTTTTCAATATGTCGAAACCCCTCGGACTTATAGTGATAGAGCTGTGGCGTATCCTCTATCCGAAAACCAGCCTTTCTCATTTCTAAGAAAAACTCTCGCCCAAATTTGCGGTCAAAACCGACTTGCTTGATGTTAAAACCCTTCTTGCGCATACCCATGAACCACTTTACAACGGTCTGGTGGTCGGTAACAGGAGAATTGGTCATAGTGAGCCAACCGTCATCCTGCCAGCCAAAGAGTGGGATATTGTCCTCTTCCGCTTTAGTATGCGCTGCTACAATTGGGAAAAACGCGTGAGTTATTACAACATCA